ACTACAACATTATCTATGATACCTTTAAGACCAAAAGGTGCTTTGGCATACTCTACAGTCAAAGGAAGCTCATTATATACTTCTATATTATCAAACTCTGTAACATTACAACCAATAAGAGTACATAACTCTTTGTTAGTTTTAATTAATTCTACAGCGTTTTTACAAAAGTCATAAGAGTCTTGATCTATAAGAGTTTTGTTACCTTTAGTTTTTAAGAATGACCAGTAACTTATAGATTCTGTTGTAATAATTTTATCTAAACGTTGTTGATCTGTCTTAAGACTTTGATGATAGTTCATATCTACCATTACATCAAGAATAGCTTGATCAAAATCTAATAACTCTGTGCGTAAATCACCATTTTGAGCTAGTTCTTGATAATGAGCAAACACTCTATCTATAACAAGTTTAACTGAATCACCTGGTAATTTAGACGGGCTAATAATAAAGTGATCATTAAACTTTTCTTCTTCTAGAAGAAGTGCATGTACAATCTTACCTTGTACTAAGTGAGCATCTGTACGCTCTTCTTTTAATCCCAATACATACTGTTGATAAAATACAGCTGGATTCCACATGAGCTTGTTAAGGCTACTATAACTAAAATAAAACTTTTTATCATAAAAGTTTTTCTCTAATAACTCTGCAGACTCCTGCATGATCTCTTCTAATTGCATATTGTTTTTATTTTGTTCTTTGTTCTAACTCTTGTTTCATAAGATCTAGTCTCCATTTTTCTATTCTAGAGCCCATATCTTTAATAACAATTTCTAAGTGTTCTGTATCCATTTCTGCTACAGACATAAATTTTAATGGTTCTGTACCATCTTTACCATAACTACCCCAAATAGGAGCTGTTCTACATTTTTCAAATCCATCTGATAAATAAACAGTACCAGATAAATCTACATGCTTAAGAACTCTACCACCATAACGTTGGTAATCAGTTCCTCCATCTAACATAGTCTTATTGTCACAAGTGCACATAACATAATCATGTCTATACTTTGAGACTAGTACATCCCCACATTTTTTACATGTAGCAGTACTAAATACAATTTGTTTTACATCGGTTTCCATACACCTAAGCTTACAAGTTTAGCTCTAATACGTGCTTGAGATTTAGGATCAACCGTATAAGCTTCTTCACGTTCTATAAAATCTATAAGTTCGTCATACTGAGATTGCAAGTCAGCTACACTAGAGGGACATGCTTTTTTTTCTAGTTCCATACTAATTTAGTTTTTTAAGTTCATCTGATAAGTTCATTTGATATTTCTTCAGGTAGATAAGCTAACAAGTTTTCTTTAGGAACATCCTTAAGCATTTCATGCAAAGCTGATATATAATCCATCTCAAAGTCTCTTTTTATTTGTTGTATAACAGCTTCAATAATAAGATCTTCCATTTTTACTTTTGTTTTTCAAGTTGTGTTTTTTCATTATGACACACCTCACAAAGTACTTGTAAGTTATCTTGTTCACAGAACAATCTATCTACAAAACCTGCAAGATCTGTACTACAGTTAAGACTACCTGCACCAACTATGTGGTCTACATTAATCTGCTTTTCTGGAAACCATTTTTTACAAGTATTACATTGATATTCAAACTTTTGTCTTTTGTTAGGACCTTTATATGGTCTACGAGACTTCATTTTACACTCTGTAATAGGTTTCCACCATCTTGATTTTTGACGTAGTGCACTTCTTATGAAAGTCCAAAATGCGGACTCACTCATTGTACCTGCATTCCTAATTTTAGGAGCTGCAGTACGTCTAGTTGTTTTCTTCTTGGTCATTTATTATTCTTTTATTGAGTATAGGTATTAACCGTACATATACTTCTTTAGGACCGTAGTCCTTAATTGAATCAGACGGATCTTTACTCATTGGTAAAACAGCATACTCTACTTCTGGATATAATTCTTTATATCTTTCCATAGCTTTAATGCCGGGTTCATCAAAGTCAAAGAGTATAATTACTTTTTTATACTTCTTTATGTATTGATCCATAAGTTCTTTACGGATAATAGTGTTCTCCGAGTCTGGTGCTATGATGTCCAATGTAGGAATCTTAAGACTTTTTAAAGACATTACATCTTTTAGAGAAGACGTTATAATTAGATAAGGTGCAGATTTAACTTGTTCAGATCCCTGAACGTAGTCATCTACTTTTATAAATTTTTTATCTAATGTTTTGGGCTGATAGATTTTATACAGCGTACCATCTGATTTAAAGTAACCATATAAATAGTTACCTTTAATGGTTAGATCAATGGGACCTTCTTCACAATCTTTGTGCATAGTGTAATACTCTAAAGGTCTTACATTATATTCATCAAGAAGACGTGATCCAATATTAAACTGAGTCCAGAAATATTGGTCTTGAGTGTTCCAGGATCTGAAAACAAACTGACTAACTTTATACTTAGAAGCTTGTTTAAATTTCTGTACATCGTACCCACCGTTATTGTGGAGTACAAAATCATTATAATTCTCTACTACAAGAGTACATGCTTTGTGATAAGACAACCCAGTAATTTCTTTTACTAGATCTATTGCAGATCCACCGTTACCAGATGAAAAGTCTTTATACTTGTATGTATCTTTAGTAGGTTCATAGTAAATACACATACTAGGTGTACGTTCCTTAGAATTAAAAAGACTTTTAATCTTTACATCATGCCCCGCAAGCTTTTCTTTCAGCTTACAAAAGTGTTCAAATATCCAAGATACAGGGACATCCTTGATGTCATGTACCATATTTTTTATCTTAAACATGGGCTTGTGATTAAAAGAAGAAGGGGGAGTGTTAATTCTCCCCCTATACTTCTATAGCAACAAATTACATATCAAAATCACTATTAGCTGGTTCAAAACTAGCTACAGGCTTGTTTTGTAAAGCTTTGTAATGATATTGGTTGTTTTTATCAAATGTGTCAAGCTTAGCTTCATCTGCAGAAACAAACTTGTATTTTGGAAGAGATAGTTTAATGATAGTTTTACCATTATACTCTTCTTCTGTACCTTTTAAGAACCAATATAGATTGTTTCCTTTAAGAATACTAATCGCTTTTTCAACCCAATCTTCAAGATTAGATGCAGAGATATTATCAATGTCATTTCTAAGACCAAGTTCAGATGCAATAACTGCAATCTTGTACATAATCTCATTTTTAGTTACGTTGGTTTCATTGAACTGATCTGTCCAGATGGTTGCAGATACACGACTTGATTGTCCTGTAAACTTTGGACCTTCTAGATCATTCTTATCAATTGCCCAACCTTCAAAACCTTCAGATGCCGGTCCTTCTAGGATCAACTCTAAGGTTTTTTTATCACCCTTGTTAGATGTTCTAACTTGCCCACTGTAGATGTGTGCATAAACTACTCCTGCTTGTAGAGACTTAGCTGTCCCTCCCGTTGTTTTGACTTCTTGTCCTTTTGTACTAAACATGTTCTGTTAATTTAAACTTATTGTGAATGAAAAATTGAATACTAGTTCTCGTAATCTATGATAGCCTTTCTGACTAAAGCCAGGTCGTTTTCTACCTCAAAGTCATCAAACATACCTCTGGGAGATTTACATGTGTTCTCACCATTGTTAGACGTCTCAAATACATATCTGATATTACCGTCTTTGTCCTTCTTAACTTTGCCAAACAAAACTATAGAAAATAATCCTTCTAAAGTAAGCTTTTCGTCAACCATTTTACCAATAGTCTTAGCTTTAAATTTCTTTTTACCTTCCATATCTGTAGATTCTTCAGCATGGGTTAAGATAAAAACTAATAGATCCTCTCTTAAATCCTTTGGCATACGTGCAATACGTGCTAGTTTAGCACCGATCTGAGTAAACTTTTCGTAACCCTTTTCGTCACTTCTGTCAAAGAACTCAAATGAGCTCATGTACTGAAAGTCATCAACAACTAAGTTCTTGATGTCTTTACGTTTTTCTGAAACATACTTAATGCATGCTTCTATTTGTTCTGATGAACTAGCAGCATAAAGATTACCTGTTGGGTTATCTTTGCTCCATAGAACATACTTCTTTCTCCAACCTTTAAAAGGTAGAGCTTTGTTAGCTACGTTTATAATAAACGTCTCTGCTGGATCTAGGTTTTCAATAGCGGTTGATTTACCTGACCCAGACTCTGCAATAATTAAGATTCCTTGTGCCATATGTTATTTTGTAGATTTGATTAACTCGTTTAACCATATTTTAGAACTTACTGGTTTACCTGTTTGAATAGCAAAATAGTCTCTAATAGTCATATCACTATAAGGTGCATCTTCCATTGTAGCTGGAGCTTTATAAGCTTGCATAGGTGTTTTAGGCAAAGAAGAAGGTAATACTTCTTTATCAATACCAAACACTGCTGTTTTTTTAATAGCTACTGAACTAGGATTTACTACTCTTAATTCTTCAAGGGGAACAAGATAAGAACCTTTTTCATTAAGTTCATATTCTTCTTCATAAGATCCACTTACTGGAACTCTATAAACTTTACGTTCTGCATCTGCAGGGCTTAAATCTCTGGTGATTAGCTCAAAGAAAAAACCTTTATCTTTTCTAAACTCTGAAGAAAAGATACCTACTACCATTCTACCATGTTTATCATAGAATGGCATTTTCATGTTAAAATCCATGCGTGAAATCTGAAGATCATCAATCAGATCCTGATGGAAATCTCTAATGGACTCAAGTTTTAGTTTTTTTAACTCTTTAACGTCCGTTGTTTGTGAAGTGATACTTGTCATACTGTGTGTTTTTGTTTATAATTCCTGGCCAACATCAGCCGAAGGTGTTTGTCTGTTTGTTCTTGGTCCTCTAGGGGCCCATGTTTGCTGTTGTTGCTGAACCATAGGTGGAGGAGGAGACTCAATCATTCTTTGTCTTTTAAAATCTGTCTGTAAGAAAATTATATTTTCATCTGTAGAACCGTTACGTAGTTTTAATAGATGCAGGAATACATTTTCTTTATTAGCTTGATAATGTTCTGGTCCATAGTCTTCTATGTTTAGTGTAAATGGTCTACTTATTGCAAAGACCAAGTCGGAACCTTGCATAAGAGCATCGCCACCAAATATGTCTGATGAACTAGGATAGTTAGCAATTGTACCTGGAGTTCTACGTGTTACGTCTTCCATAGTACGATTAAGTTGTGTAAGGATAATTACAATCACAGGTAGATCTCTTTTTACATCAATAAGCATATCCGCTATGTTGTATAGAGTCTGTAACTTTTCTCTTTCGTCTGCAGCTTTCTTTACTAACCAACTATGATCAATAGTGACAATCATTGGTTTACCACCCAGTTCATTAAAATAATGATGGATAGCTTTCTTCATGTCAGCAGAAGTAAGAGGTTTTTTTATACGTATCCTTTGAATGCCTAGCTTTTCTAATTCTTCTGCGTCTTTTAGATAATTTTCCATTTGCTGAAATGCAAAGTCATCTAGTTGCTTTTTAGAAGATAGCACTACGTTATAATCCATAGCAACTTGTGCAGCATATTCTCTAGCTGCATAGGATTCATCACCCATTTCAAATTGGAACTCTAAAATAGAAAAGTCTTGGTCTGGATTAAGTCTTTTAGACTCTCTAAGGATATGACTAATGAACATAGTCTTACCTGCAGCAGGACGAGCACCTATTGTAACTAGGCTTCCCCATTCTATACCACCAATAGTAGCATTGTTAATAGCATCCCAAGGTGTTCTTAAGGACTTGATACGTCCTTTACGTCTATCGTTAATATACTTTAGACCTATTCGTAAACCTTCAGCATGCGTAATAGCACCATAAGGTCTTTCTATTTTTTGATCCATAAAAGCTTTGTATTATAAACTAGGAAATGATTTACTAAAAACTTCAGTGATGATATTGTTTGCTTTTGTTAAAGACTCCATACCAGCTATTAAAGAAGCTTTTTTTGTAGCATTGTCTACAATGCTTTTTAGTACTTCATAGTTTATAACACGTAGATCGGATCTTGAAGGATCTACGGTAGGAAGAGACTCAAATGTTTGTTTAAGCTCTTCAGGATTGTAGGTTGTGTTACTCATGTCAAATTGTTTTATTGTAATTCAAATTTAAGTTAATTCTGATAATAAACAAAATATTCCTATTGTTCTTTATAACTAGCTAAAGCAGGTTTTAATATATCTGGGTTATCTAGTAAGAATTGACAGTGATCAGCAAGTTCAGACTTGGTAGTTTTACTTATGTTATCTGTCTTTTGTATAAAATAGCTGCTGTTCATCATGTACATATACCCATTTTTTTCTTTTTCAAAGATGTAATAATCAGTGGCCAAATGAACCAAAGCCCAGTTATATTGAGGATAAGTCTTGAAGAAAACAATAAACTTTTTTTTAAGTTCCTCTACAGATTGTCTAGCCATAGACCCAGATGGTAAGGCTTTAGGTGGAAATAATTCTCTATAGTATGCAATTTTGTCTAAGAATTTGTCACCTAGCACCTCAGTTGCTATCTTTTTCTTAGTCTTGACAAGAAATGTTTCAAACTCGTCTAAAATCATCAATGCTTTTTGTGTTAGCTCTCCTTGTTCATTAATATAGCCTTTAACTCTGCAGATATTAGCTTCAGCATCTGGGTTAATGATGTTAGTAGGTTTAATTCTACTTCTACAACAGTCTAAGAAGTAGATCTGATTGGGGCTAACATTATACTTAATAAGTGTTGTCCATAATTGGTGACTCATGATGTTTGTTTATGTGTTTAAGGATGTAAATTATGTTATATATGATGGTTTTTACCAGATATTTTGTATATTATAATGTAGGGTTTATAGAAATCTTACACTTCTCATGTTTATTTATAAATTATTTATACTATGGCTAAAAAGTTTTATGCCCAAAAAGACGCTCTAGGCTTTCCTATCCCAGGAACTATGATGTCTGTTGATACTCCACGTAATATCCCTGCAGATTCAATTCTTATTCCTGCAGAAAATGTTACAGCAGGTGAAGGTAAGTCAGTTGTTAACCAACCTTCAGGACTACGTTACTTTGTACGTAGAAATTCTAAAGGCGGAATCATACCTAACACATTGACTATCAGTCTAAAGAAACCATTTGGTTCTGTTTACGAGTTTAAACTTTTAAAATAGAAACCTAAATGACTAGAGAAAATCCTTCTATTGCAGCATTCAAAGTGTGGGTGTTTCCTACACTTGTATCTCTTATCAGTCTACTTATTTGGAATGATGTAAATGAGATAAAAGCTGATGTTAAGTTGCTAATGGCTCAGTCTAATGTAGACAAAACTAGAATAGATAACTTAGAACGTCAAATATATAGAAAAGCTAGTGTTCCTACAGCTCCTGTTAAGCATCTTGGTGATTATCAAGAACTTGTAGCTATACTACCTGACAATAAATTAAAAACAGTAAAGTATGACTTTTAAACAATGGGCTCTAGATCTTTTTAAAGATGAGCGTGGCTCCACCTCTATTAAACCAGTTGTAGGATTTATGTGTGCATTCTTTTTATGTATTACATTAACAGCTAATAGTTTTTCTGATGGAAATATAAAACCATCTGAAGCTTTGGTTGATGCCGTAATGTATATCTGTATAGCAGCAATGCTTGGTGATACAGGTGATAAGTTCTCATTTAAAAAGAAAACCGATGAATAAAGTATATTTTTTTATTATAGGTGTACTTGTAATTTTTGTTATTTTACAAAATAGGGGTTGTGTGACAGGTTCTGACCGTCCGTTATCAGACACTTTAATTGTGCATGATACTACTTGGTCAGTTAAAGATAGTTTAATTTTTGCCAAACCTCTACCTGCTAAAATTATTTATGATAGTTTATTCATAGAAGGTAAAACAGAATATTTAGCTGATACTAATTACACTGCTCTAAAGATACAGTTTGATGATCTTGTTAGAAAATATACAGCATTAGCTATATATGTTGATAGTGTAAAACTAGATACATTAGGTTATGTTACAGTTACAGATACTATACAAGAAAATGGTATTAAAGGAAGATCTTGGAAATATAATTATAAAATACCTTTTGTAACTAAGACAGTTACTGTCACAAATTATTCTAAACCTAAAACACAACTATATGTTGGAGGTGGTGTAAATACAACACAAACATTAGGATTACATTCTGCAGAAGCAGGACTTATCTTAAAAACTAAAACAGATAAAATTTACGGACTAAAAGCCGGGTCAGATGTAAACGGAAATATTTCTTATGGCTTCCAAACGTATTGGAAGATCGGCAAAAAAAATAAATAATATGAAAAAAGTAATTGATTTAATTAAGAAGTTCTTATTTGGTAGCAAGATTGAGAAAGCAGTAGCTGCAGCTCAAGTTGTTAAAGAAGTTAAGAAAGTAGCTCCTAAAGCTGCTCCTAAGAAAAAGAAGTAGTAAACATAATATACATATGAACTTAGATAAATTAAAAGGACACGTCCCGGATACTGTTATTGCACAGATCCCAGGTGTTATGGAAAAGTTTGGTGTAAACACACCATTAAGATTAGCTCACTTCTTGGCACAATGTGGTCATGAGTCAGGTGGTTTTAGACTTACTCAAGAAAACCTTAACTATTCAGCTAAAGGTTTAATGGGTATTTTTAAAAAATATTTTCCTACGCAAGCACTAGCTGATGCTTATGCTCGTCAACCACAAAAGATTGCTAACCGTGTATATGGTGGTAGAATGGGTAATGGTTTAGAAGCTACTGGTGAAGGTTTTAAATTTCGTGGAAGAGGTTATATCCAGTTAACTGGAAAACAAAATTACACAGCATTTGATGCTGCTGTAGAAGATGACATTCTTGCTAATCCAGATTTAGTATCTTCTAAGCATGCACTATCTTCTGCTGCATGGTTCTGGAAAAAGAATGGTCTTAATCTTATTGCAGATACAGGATCTAGTACAGAAGTAGTAACTAAAATTACTAAAAGAGTTAATGGTGGTACTATTGGTTTAGCTGATCGTATCAAACACTTTAAAGAATATCACGCATTACTTGCATAAAACTTATAAACCATGGCTAAGAGTAAAGGAACTGAATCTAAAAAAGTCAGTTTTGGTAAAAGAAGAACAGGGCGTCTTCGTAAAACTACAGGACCTAAAGTAAAACATGTTAAAAAATATAGAGGGCAAGGAAGATGACCAGAAGCTCTCACTAAAATAAATACTATGAGAGCTGTTATAACAAATTATAGTCAAAAACTATTTGACTTATTAGGATTAATATTTGGTTGGTTTACTCTTGTATGGGTTATATGTGCACTTAGTTTTCAAGTGTATATGATCTTTTTGCATGTATCAGGTAAAGAAGAAACAATTAGATCTATAACTAGTTGGTTTACTGTTACTTTAGATGGAAACTTTAAAAATCACCCAAGTAACATTTGGTATGAAGAACCTAAAACTATAGATGTATCATCTGTTACTAATAAAGTAGTAATGGGTTCTTTAGCAGGTAACCGTAATCTAGAATTTGGTGTCAAAAATATTATAGAAGAAATTCTTCAAGAAAAAGAATATGAGTTAGATAAAGCATCTACACTTAAAATTTCTGCAGAGATAGTTTATTTAGATGTTCTTAAGACACAATCTAGTTTTTCAGTATTACATAATAATAAAGAGTCTGTAGTAATTAGACTTAAAGGATATCTGCATAAAGACGGAAAGGTTATTAAAAAAGCACTTGTAGAAGAATCAGCAGCTGAAGTTAGTATGTCAGCTGTTTTAATAGACGAAGGTGGTAAGTTTAACCAACAAAATTTAAGTTCAGCTTTAAAGAAAGCTTCTGTTTCATTGGTAAATAAACTATTATAATGAGGAAATTTATTACAATACTTTTAGTATTTATAACTACACTTTCTTTTGGTCAACAAAAGTTTAAAGCTGCTACTTCTATAGGAGGTTCTTCTCTTAATAGAGGAGACACTTTTGATTACATTATATATGGTAACGGTATGAATAACAATACTACACGTCAGTTGTTATTTGATATTATGTATGATCAAGTAAATTTTGAGCTTGTATCTGTTAACCATACTGGTACTGGAGGTAATGGTGGGATACTTCCACAAGGATCTACTATTAATCTTTCTTTTTACAATTATCCTAATTACACTTGGAACTCAGTAACATCAGGCTCTGCAGCTAATAATACAACTAATGGTACTACTAACTATCAGTTTGCTAGTTACACTTTTAATGGTGCAGGTGGTCTTAATGCTATTCTAAGAACAACACTTACATGGTCTACTACATCACCTATGCCTTATAATGGATATGGTGATTTTATAAAAATTAGATTTAGACTTAAAGCAGGATCTACTGCTTACACATTTAATCCTATTAAACTAAATTTTGTAGCAGGATGGACTGCTAATGGTGTTTATGATGCTACTATAATGGAACAACCACTTAGTACAGCTGTAGTCATGAACCAAAACTTTGGTAAGTATGTATCAGCTAAAGTAGATTTAAACTCTAATTTATTTAATCTTTCTAATTTAAGAGTTTCTTTTAGAGATACTCTTACTAACCAGGGTATATTATTTCCTATTACTTCTACAGGAGAAGTTGATGTTAATCAAGCTTCTTTATCAGATAATAAAGTGTACGAAGTTTCAGTAATGCATGATATGGATAAGTTGTATACTATATACGGTAATGCAATAACTATATCTGATTTTACTACAGCTCAAGGTGAGTTTACATCT